ACTTGGCGTAAGGATCGTCCATGTCTTCCTCTTTCGCTTACTGGTTGCCGTAGAGGCGCGCGCGCGAAGTGTCGCTGGGCGCTGCGCTGGAAGTGGCGGGTGCTGGAGCATCCCAAGTCTTTCCCTTGGGGTGATCAGCCTTGAATGCAGCAGTGGCGCCGCGCGGAATCTGTGACGGAGGATGTCCTGGTACTTGCGCCCAAACCATGTTCGCAGCCGGAGGCGTAAGAGGAGCAGCAGCATCAACCTTCCCGTTGGGATCGTCGAAATCCTTTGACCACATCGGTTTCATCTTCGTGGTCGTGACATCCTTCTTCGTTCCATCCGGAGCCGTAACCGTAGATGACTCAGACTCACCCTTTTCATGGATGACCTGGGCCTCGGTGCTCGCCATCAGATCAGCCAGCGGCTTGGTCTTCGGATCGCTCCGCATCGCAGCGATTGCTTTCACCGGGTCATTGTTGTTCGCCGTCAGGGCCGCGCCATAGGCAGCGGTGACTGCCCGTGCCTGAGCCTTGTCCTTGATCTCTCCAGCGACCAGCTTCGTACGAGTCGATGCTTCCGAGGCTTCGGCATTCTCACGATTGATCGTGGCAGCCTTACCCTTCAGGTTCAGATCTTCGATCTTCTTATCGTTGAGCCGATTCATGTACGTGCTCCACTGGTAGCCGGGGATCGACTCCAGCGTCTTGCCGTCGTCTCCAAACTTGACGGAGCCCTCGGGGATGACCTTGTACTTCTGCATCTCCGCGATCTCTGCCTTGGACGGACTGTAGTCTTTCGGCGGCGTGACCAGATCGAACACGGGTTCCATCTGAGGTACATGTTTCTGTGTGATGGGCTTATTGTCGCCGTCCAGCACAGGCTGGCCGTTCGACATCAAAGGCTTGTCGTAGAACAGAGGCTCTTTGGTTACCGGGTCCACCATCTGCCGCTCACCGATTTGGAATCCCTGAGCGGTGTGCGTGATGCTGGGATTGGCGTCCGTCTGCTGCTTGACCTCGGCCGCAGTCAGTCCCGAGTAGAGAACTGTTCCACCGTTCTTCACCATCTGATCGCGGTTCGTGATATTCAGATCGTGAGCTTTGGTCTTGGCATCTACATCGGCGTTGGAGATGAGCTGGCTGTCCCGCGCGATCGACATGTTGTGCAGGGCGTTCTGCTGATGCGCCGCCGCGGTCTCTCGGTCCTCGGCGAGCTGCTTGAACTGCATGTCTTTACTCTGCACAGCGGCAGCGCGAGCACGATCATCCTGCGATTCGTTGTGCTGCATCTCGGCAGAGAAACCTGCGCCCATGCCGCCACCGAAGCCGCCCTTCTTGCCGGCCGCGCCACCCATGCCAACCAGTGCGCCCACCAGCAAGTTCTTGAACAGGTGACCGGGCGTGGCCTCGGTCACAGTCTTGGCCAGCTTGCCCGTGGCATCGACAGTGTATGAGGGATCAGGTTGACCACCCGCCTGAACAATGTCATTGCCGAAGTGCTTGAGCGTGTTCGAGACATGACTCAGGAAACCAGTTGGAGCGTCCGGAGTGGACTGAGTAGCCTGCGTTGTAGGAGTCGCAGTGGTGTCCTGCGAGGTTGCCTGGGGCGCGGGCTGGGACTGGGGCTGGGGCGAGAGTGCGCCAGCCATGGGATCTTGCTGGACCGTCGAGGCTTCTGCTTGGGTCGGGGTGGTTCCGTCGTCTGCCATTACTGTATGTCCTCCAGGAAGAACGCCAGTGGCGTTCTCTCGGTGATGGTGTTCTTGGGTAGGGCGCGCGCCAGGAAGCAGAGCACGAAATCAACAGCCGATCTGGGCTGCGAGTATCCGCGGCTCAACAGGTCTTCCAGCGTGGATGATGTCAGCAACTTCGACCGGGACTTTCCGGAACACTTGGTTCGCAAGTCGAAGAGCAAAGCCTGATAGCCATCGATGGCAGATGGGAAGATGCGGTGAGATTGCTCATTACTCGCATGCTTCAAGGTGAACGCTCTGAGGAGACCGGGATTGCGAAGCCCGTAGGCTTCGCTCTCAGGGTCATGCCAGTCATTTAGCGCGGCGAACGAATCAGCCAGCGCCTCGATACGATTCATGGTGTGTCTCCTGTTTACTTCAGTGCCTTTGTTGTCAGAGCGCCGGTTACTCCACCGAGCGCGCCGCCTACCATGCTCATCCAGCCACTGTCGGCCGCTGTCTCAGCCGAGATCGCGCCGTTGGCGGCATTGCCGGCAGTCGATACCGAGTTGGCATCAGAGTTTGGATCTATCATGCCAAGGACTTTCGTCTGGTCGGCCACTGCGTTGTTGTAGTTGAGCGCACCCTGCGCGTATCCCTCCTGGGTGACCGCGTTCTGGTCGGAGGCATTCTTCTGGGCGGCTGCTACATTTCCCTGCTGGCGCAATTGTTCCTGGGCCCCGGTGGGCAGAAGATCCGCTCCACCTTCGGAAGCTGTGATCTGTTGATTGGTTGCCTGCTCGGAGTTCCTGGCAGCCGCTGCATCGGTCTCGGTGGCCTGGGTACGAATGGCGGCATCCTGCGTAGCCGAGAATCCGTATTGCTCCGCGCCGGCCGCGATGATGGGCTGGAGCTGCTTTTCCAGGCTGCCAGTCAGATCCTCGAACTGGGAATAGTCGGCGTTGTAGTTGGCCGTGACCGTGGTGTAGAACGCTGTCTGCGCGGCTGCATTGTCGTCGGCGTCTTTGTTGATGAATCGAATCCGTGAAATCCACTGCATGGCTTACTCCTTGTCTTCGGGAAGCGGCGGTGTGAGGTTCTTAGTCTTGAGTCTCATGGGCCTGAAGGGTAGTTCCTCGTAACCATGCTTCTTGGCAAAGTCCACAGTCTCTTGATCGCTGGCCATGAAGTAGATCTCGTCGATTCCAGACTTCTTGGCGATACGGACAACCTGATGGATTGCCTCGCGCAATCCAATGGCAATCTCACGCTTCGATGCACCGGGTTTAGGAGCCAACGATTCTGTGGTTATGGTCAGCATGTATGGCAGGTAGAGAATGGGCTCATCATCCTGATCCACGGCGAGCGTGCGGACGGATCTATAGGTGAAGATGTCAGGGTCATATCGGTTGGCGCCGCGGTTGGCGTGCATCCACTCGACGAGTTGTGGGAACTCAGTTACTTTGGCTTGGCGTGCTTGGAGGGTATGCATGATTAAATCCAGTGGAGCCCGAATCGAAGGACAAGGGGGATGCTGAAGGCGATCACCGCGGTCGCGCCCAGCAGGTATATGCGCCAATGCTCAAGGCTCGTTATGCGGGTATCCGTGAGACGACACCAACCGGGCTGGCCGTTATCGAACAATGGCTTTATCTTTGTTTCCAGATGAGTGATTCGTTGCTTACTGTCGGCCGCCAGTTCGTTGACGACCGACGTAAGTTCACGCAGTTCCACGAGAATCATCTCGTTGATTTCCAAGGTAGGTCTCCAGGGTTCACGTATTTGGTGGGGTTAACCGAGTTCCGACTGGGTTACCGCAAGGTTAATTTCGTAGATGCTGCTGAGGTTGTCCGCAGTATTAAAAGTGTCTCGACCACCTGGGTGCGCGGTTACTGTGCTCGTGGCGCATACCTGGAGATTGGCAATGACCTGGGGAAGTGGAATCGAAATCGAGCAATAGGTCGGCGCTGTGGTTGTAAATGAGCCGGGAATCGGAATCCAGGTCACTCCGTTGTCTGGTGAGTAACTCAGACTTAGCGATCCGGTGCATCCCCCGGTTGATGCGAGGACCATGCTGGCAAGGACAGTAAGAACCATGGCCGTGGGAGTTCCCGAATAGACTGGGAATCCACTCCACGTTCCAGTTCCTGTCCCTGTTTGGCTACTCATGATGGCTTCAGCCGATGCCACACAGGTCGCAGAGGTTCCTAGGTTCCCGTCGTAGGCCAGGGAGGGATTCGAGTAATCTCCAGCCTCCACGCTCGGGTAATACTTGTGCGTGGTGGTTGTGGTGTTGGCGCTGATCAAGACGGATTCCATCCCGGTCGAGTCAATAGCAGACACCCAGAAGAATGCGGGAGTCGGATCTGGGTAGATGTAGTAGAGCGTTCCGCTTGAGGAGTTGGGTTGTGCCTGATAAGCGACCCTGCCCGACACGCCAGGAGGCGTGTTCGTCAGTGACCGGTATACCCAATATCCGACAATCACATCCTGAAGCCCGGATAGGGCGTTCCATCCAAACTGCCATCCCGTAGAAGGACTTCCTACCGGAGTAACGCCCTGGACCATGGTTGGACCGGGAGGCGGATTGACGACTCCACTCAGCAGGACCGTGGTCGTTGGTGCGTCGGCAAAGGAAGACGTCAGCCCACTGCCTCCGTAAGACACCACGGTTACAGTCACCGTTTCCTTGGTGGCATCGCAGACGAACTCGACCGGCGAAGATTGTCCGGTGGCCATCAACTGAGGCGATGCGTTTCCACGATAGCCGGTGAACCAGATCTGAACTCCAACAAGAGAGGAATCCCCTGCCCAGGCAGAGTAACCAACAATGATCTGGGAACTGACGACGCCATTGGAAATGATTGGTTCCTGGACCGCCGAACAGCTCACAATCTCTGCGGGTACGCCTCCCGTGATTACAACCTTCGCAGGAATTACACTCACCTTAGCCGACAAGAGGCTATTCTCTGCGTTTGAAATCGCCTTCTGCCACATCGCCTGCATGGGAGAGGCGGAGCCCGCTTGCGAGAGCGCCGTGGCCGTAACCGTGGCCAAGACTTCACTCACTGGAAGAGGACTACGCAGCGCGGTCCCGCTGGGGTTCATGGGGACTAACTTCATCCCCCCTGCCTGTACGTGAATCGGATCGGAGTTCAGCGTGAGCGTGCTATCTGCAATGGTTGGCATGGGAGATTCCTTAGCTGGAGTGCAGGGCGCCGTACAGGCTGTACGAGAGAAGTTCGTTGCGGAAACTATCCGATCCGAAGCCAACCTTGAGCTGCAAGTGGCGACAGACAACCGGCTGCGTCGACTGGTTCAGGTAGTAGCGGTTCGAGTACAGGCTCGACGACGGAACAACAAGTTCCGGCGGATCGTTGACCGAGTCGGGAAGATCCTCAAAGGTTCCAGAGATCTCACCAAGCAGCACGGAAAGGCTGGGCTGGGTTCCAATCAGGATGGATTCGATGGTTGCGGATTCCAGTTCGCATAGCTGGCCGGGAAGGGCCAGCACGATGGAACCGATTACCGCCCATGCGTCATAGGATGTTCCGTTGTCGGTCGAAACCGTCCAGTCCCTGTACAGAATGTTATTGCCAGAAGCCACCATGAGCCGATGAGTTCCCATGACTGGTTCCATCGCCGCCAGTAAGGTTGCACCTGCCGCGATCGTGGCGCGTGTGGACCACACGGCGCCGCCTTCAGGCTGCTGATTGGGATTGCAGCGCCAGAAGTTTCCCGTCGCGCCATCCAGCACAAACAGTGCGTTGTCGTTATGGCCCATGATCTGGTAGGCCAGCGACACGTTTGCTCCGGAGACGGAGACAAACTGGTCCGCGATGCCGAATCCAAGATCCACGATACCCGCGCCGGGATTGAGGGCCAGCACATTACAGTCCGTGGTGAACACGTAGATCACTGATCCAGACACGCACACAGAGTTGTACGACGGAGTGCCCAGACCGGCCTGATAGATGCTTGGTGTCGCGCCGGGGGCCGACACGTAGTAGAGATCGTCAACGGTAAAGATGAGCAGTCCGTTGGGGTAGGCGACCAGCCGGGTGATCTTGGAAGGCAGCATTGAGAAGTTCAGCGGAGGCCAGGCTTCGTTACCGCTTCCATTGGTCGTGTTTGAGCCATTGGAGTAGTGGAGATAGTTGCCAATCGAGCCGTAGATGCAACCGCCGAAGAAGGTCAGGTTGGTCAGTCCCGCGGGCGGCGGATTGTTGGACATTGCTTGTGGCGCCTGAATCAGTTCGTTCAACTGGAGATCGGCGATCCCAATGTCCACGTACGTCCAGGTTCCTGCACCAGGGTTGGCAATCGTGGCCAGCAGCAGGTAGCTTGCTCCACCATCGACGGTGCGGTAGATCTGAATGTTGGATACCTGCGGGTCGATTGATCCCGTTCCCGTCAGGGTGATCTGAGTGTTGGCCATCGGTCCAGTGCTCGCGCTGACTGGCGATGCTGTCGACGGATGCGCTGTGTAATCGTTCTGGAAGCAGTAGACGTATGACACGCCAATGGACGACGTGATGTTGTACGTGCCGGTCGCAAATGCCAAGGACGGGGCGCTGACTGGTGGCGTGATTCCCCAGTTCCACAAATGGGTGCCATCCCATTTCAGCAGGTCGATCCCGTCCGACATGAACATCCACACACCTACAGATTGGAAGAATGTCTGTCCCGAGCCGGCGGCCTTGGTGAAGATAGCCGTGGGAGGCGTCGTGCTGGCGTTGTAAACCGCGGTCGTGGAGTCGGAGATGATCTGGTTGGCTGCCAGAGGAGAGCGCAGGGTATAGAGCGATGTCGGCGCAACCGGCATCGTCTGGAAGAGCGAGAATCCCGGGCGGCGAATGAGGGTATTGTTCGCGCTTACTTCGACATTCAGACCGGCCCAAAGCGCGTCCGGGCGGCCGTTATAAAACTTGGCTTCCGCCCTTGTTCCTGGCTCCTGCAACGGGCTCCGGGACGTGTAAAGCCCTGTGAAGAACCGTTTGGTTCCCATGGGCACATATTTCGTCTGTTTGAGCGAGGGAGCACCCGCATTCATGAGTGCAGCTTGATCCATGATTTCACCTGTAGATATTGCAGAAAGGAACTATGGGATGGATTGTTAAGCGGCTACTTTGAGAGCAGCCTTTTCAGCAGCTTTACGTTTCCTGGTTTCACGATGTCTAGCGTTGTCTGCGGCCTTACGCTCAGCATCAGTCTTCTTCGGTAACAGGTTGAATCTGATCCGATTGGCTTCACGTAGTTTGAGCTTGTGCTCTTCAGGCATCGACTTACCAAACTTAGGGTTGTTCTCCCCAGCCCAGCGACCTTGGGCAGCAAGGTTCTCGCTGATCTTCTGCTTAGTTTCATCGCTGTGATGAAGTCCGAACCAGGGATGCCTCTCTCCAGATAGTAGGTCACTCAACTTGTGCTTCTCTTCCTCGGAGTATTTCCTACCAAACTGGTGATTCTTCTCACCAAGTTGAGCCTCACCCTTGTGACGAGAATGCTCTTCCGAGAACTTCACCCCAAGATGAGAGTTTCTCATCTTGAGCTTTGTCTCTTCTGACATGACAAACCCAAGCGAACCTTCACCGCCCTCTGTGAGATTGTAGCCAAGGTCATGGTTGGTGGTTCCCATCGCAGATATAATCTCTCGTTCCCAGCCACTTAGGTCTTCCTGAGCCGCAGTTGGGAGGGCCACAAGTACCTCAGTCACAGAGAAGTTGTCTGCCCCGTACTTCCTGATTGCATTGTGAAGGTAGGTTCCATGGCCTTGGTTGGCTACAGACTTGTGATTAGACCAACGTCTCTTCAACGACTGGTTCGTCTTTCCGACGTAGACCTTACCGTTGACGTTGTTAGTGATGAGATAGATGATCATAAGTAAACGTACCACCCCAAGTTATTCCACCAAAGCACACTAAGTGATTGATCCATTAGAAGAGTCCTGGAGGCGTCTGGTTATCGCCCCGGCTCAGACCAGAGCCGTAGTTTCCACAGAGACTGCGTGAGGGATACAGAGAGAAACTCTCCATCTCGCGGTCGGCACCGCCGAGAGCTTCCTGAATCTTCATGCGAAAGACGGCGTACTGCTTCTCGAAGCGGGCGGTCTCTTCGGCCGCGTCCCAGCCCCAGGCCAGAAAGCCTTGCTCGAAGACGTTGCTCATCTCATCGGGGATGGTCCACACCTGGCCGATCTGTGTGAAGATTGTGGCCTTCTTCTGATAGTAGGGTTGAATCTGCCATACGATGCCGTTCTGCGGCGGGCATGGAGACAGTCGCCAGGTGATGCCGTTGGGGTCCGCCATCGTCCACACGCACGTACCGTCTGCGGTAGTGGTGTTGGCAGTTGTCGACCACGTCGGGACAGTCGTCCCGGTGGTGCCGTAGGTGGTCAGGACTTGGATGTTCCCGTTGCTGTCACGTACCTGGGTCAATGGCTGAGTTGCCATGCTCTGCAAGCCCAGCGGATTCTTGAAGACGACGCCGGTGGCCCAGACGCCACACAGGGCTTCCGAGTTGGGAACCCATGAGAGCTGGCTGGGAGTGAACTGGGTGCTGGTCGGCAGCAGCTCGCGGACTACTTCCATGCCGCGGATCGGCGGCGGAATGATGCCAGAGTTGATGTCCGTTCGAGTACCGTTCTCAATCCAGCCCAGATCGGTGATCGATGTCGAGTAATCCTGCTGCAAACTGTTGGTGAGGAAGGAAGCTGGAACCCTGCGGTTCCACTTCCAGGCGAATGGCTTGGATAGAACTTCCTGTAACACCTTGTTTGCGATCCGGATGGGGATGGCGTTCCCGCCATACCCGGCAGCAGCGTTCCCAAACACAGAAGAGAGGCTTGGGTAGATGCGGACAAAGTCCAAAGTGTCCCTAATCGTGATCGTGGATGCCATGGTTATGTGCCTCTCGCTACTCGGCCCTGCTGGGTATTCAGTTGCTGGCCTTGTATCTCGCGTTGGTCAATGAGTTTCTCGGACAGGAAGATGTTTATCTCGGTATCCGTAAGGCCATCGTTTGCGGCGATGACGGACTTGATGAACTTGCTGTATTCCACTGGGAAGCGGGAGTCATCGATGACCTCAAGACACGATGCCAGGAATCCGGAGTTGAAGAGGTAGGCCAGGGAGTCCGGAATAGGAGCCCAGCTACCACCGGCCATCGTGATCAGCGGCGCCGCCATCTGGTAGATCAGCTTGACCGTGTAAATGGAATCGGGAACCTGAGAGAAGCGGAAGGTGATGTTGCCCGCGCCGTCATCGACCTGGGCGGATACAAGCAGAGGCCGGCCCTGATCGACGGAATCTTCCAGCATCAGCCGAGGCTGAAGCCCATACATCCTGGTTCCATCCGAGATCGAGCCGCCTTCGAGCCAACCGAAGTCGGGCACCACGATCGTGTAATCCTGCTGGCCAACGATGGTCGTGATCGCGCTGTTGGTCTTTCTGTTCCAGCGCCAGGCGAAGGGAGGACCGAGGATGAACTGTTTGACCCCGTTGGCATTGGTCACCGAGGGCTCACCGGCAATGCCGCCTACGCCGGTCAACGGCTGTAGGCGACAGAAGGCTTGCGCCCACGCGGTGGTATTCGTAAGTTTGATCGTGCTCGACATTGATGCGGCCTTTCAGGAATCTGTTAGCTGCGTGCGTTGCCGAGCTTGTCGCCCTTGACGAAGCGCGCGAAGCTGGCATAGTCGGGATCGGTGGGCTTGAAGGGTCTGTAACACTGGCTGCAAATGAAGATCGCCTGGCCCAGACAGTTGCGCTGGCCGACGAATGCATAGTTCTCATTGCCGTCCATGTGTGCGCAGTTGTCCTGTGCGGCTGCCATATTGGCGAGCCGCTGATTCTCTTGCGCACGGACATCTTCACGACCCTGTCTCTTGGCAGCTTCGATGACCGGATCGATATACGGCTTGCGGCTCTCGGCCACGGCGGCGGACACGGCAGCAGAGATCAACGCCTGGAGATCGGCGGTGGATAGATTGAGGGAGGGTGACTGTACTTCGTCTTTAGCTGGCATCTTCGGCATCCTTAGTTCGCTCGATTGCGGTAGGTGAAAAGTTCGCGGTCCCACAACATGGCCTGTTGCGGGGAGGAAGGATGCCCGAACTCACGTTCGGCATCCTGTTCGGAAAGCAGTCCGGACTTGATGATCCTGATCAGCACCGTCCGCCAGCCGCGCTGCTCATGGATGGGCTGGTTGTCTTTGTTGACGTGGACAATGGAATGCTCGGGAAGGGTTCCGCTGTTTGTGTAGCAGATGAATTCGACCTGCTCGCCGCGGACGCGATAGAGAGAAATATCTCCGGGGATGTTGCCATCCGTTACAAAGAGATTGGGAATAACCTTGGTCAGCTTCCGGATGAGTTCGTTGTGGGTCATGGGTGTTCCCCAACGACCCTCTCCCTGCATGGCAGCCTGATCAAGCAAACGGGTACGTTGCAACATGCGATCACGGTCTTGCTTGACGAATGCCTTGACCTCGGAGCGGTCGATCCGGGCCCGGAAGATTGCAGTCACGCAAGCCTGACACATGGCGTTCTCATCGCCGACTCTGTGTTGCGCTCGAGCGACGGAGGAGAAATCAGTTTCGGGAAGCCAATTCGAACAACGGTTACAGAAGCACGTTTCGCGCGCGACAACGGCTGGCATCTTTCGATCACCTTTGAGTTGGAGTATTGGAGGAGGGATGTGCCGGGGTACCGAAGTACCCCGGACACGGGTTGAATTACGCTATCGAACTTTCACTCTGGAATCTTTTGACTCCCTGAGTTCCAGTGCCGGTGCCAGGACGAGGGCTACAAACGTACTTCGCGTTGTAGCTCACACCCCCACCGATCACGCCAGCGGGATCGAACGAACTCTCCGTAAACTTCAGGACTTTCGCCTTGAAGTTACGGTCATCCGGGATGTCCGTGTTGCCCAGCTTGACGCTGAAGATGCCGTCACGGCCGGTGATGTAGGAGCTGTACGCATTCTTGCCGACGGTCGGCACGCCCGCGGTCAGCGGCACGTTGGTCGAGCAGACCCAGCGCACTCCCGCAAAGTCAACCACGTTGCGCTCGTCGCCAAGTCCCATGCCTTCCTGGAGCAGCTTCTGGCCGCTCTCGGAACGCTTCAGGATATCGGTCAGGCCGTTCACCGTGACGTCGTTCAGGATGTCGCCGAGAACGAACGGGTGAGTCAGACCGTGGTACAGACCGTCCTCGAAGCGACGGATGTTGCGGCCGGCGAGGGAAGCCACGCCAGAACGCACATACGAGGCCGCCATGTAGGAACCGTCCGGAACGATGATGTTGGCCGAGCCATCCAGCGCCACGGCAGCATCGATCTCCATCTGGGTAACGGTGTCAATCACCAGCGCACCCTTGTAGCCAAGGTGCTTGGACAGATTGACCAGCTCGTCGTCGATGGCGACTTCGAGGTTCATGTCAGAGCAGGTGATGAAATCGGCGTACTGGCCGAGAACAGCCTGCACGCTGGGCGCGGTCGGAACGATACCAGAACCGACAGTACCTTCGGTGACCTGCGGAGGAGTGCTACCCGCAGATACGCCCGCGATGACCGGAGCCAGCGCGTAAGTGAAGAACTGAATCGTCTTGCCCTTGCGGGTCGGCAGAGTCTTCGGAGTGGTGAGAGTGAGAAAAGCCAGATCGGCGTACAGGGCTTCGATCGCCTGCGCGTCGTAGAAAGTCGCCTGGGTGTTGCTCAGGTTGGCATTGGTTACAGCAGTAGCTGCGGACATGGAACGTAACTCGTTTTGAAGCAGGCACAGATCCGATTAAGCCTTCGCCATGGACTGCAAGACAATACGCCTTCGCGCGTCCGGGGAGAGCTTCAACAGATCATCGACAGAGACTTCGTTGGGAGTTGTGTCAGGTATGCCATCGGCCGATGACTGCCTTGTCGAACTTCCTACGACCATTCTCTTCCGCGGCACTTCAGTCACCGATGTGGTGGAGGTGCGTGCGGGTACTACGGGTGTTGCGGTACTGCTCGAGGCTGCTGTCACCAATCCGGCGTCAGACAGTTCCTCAAAGGCAATCTCTAGGTTGGCGACAGTAAATGCCAGATTGTTCGTCTGGATGTACTTGAACATCGCTCGTTCATTGGCGTCGCTCACCGGGTACTCCGGGTGAGCACTCATAAACTGGGCACCGATCTGCTGTATTGACGCGCGTGCTTTGGAGTCGCGCATGTCGATGATCGCTTCCCGGACTTCATCCGGATCAGCGCCAACCACGGACTTGAAGAGCTTGGCCATGGCGCCGGAGGGGTTGGTCTGCAATTCCTGGGCGAGTGCGAACTCCTGGTCGGGAGTCAGCTTTGTCGCTTCATACTTGCGGGCCGGCTTGGCTGCTTCCGGAGTGATCGTCTGCTTCTTCTTCTTCAACTCCTTGATCGTGCGGCTGGCATTGGTCTGGGCCGTGACAATCTTGTCGAGCAGCTCGTCCATCGTCGCGCCCTTGAACACCTGGGGCTGCGATCCATCGCCCAGATCGATCGTGCGGGTGTAACGTGTGCGCGGCGCCGGGGCCTCCGGCACGACTGCAACCGGTGTCTCTTCCACCTCATCGTTATCAGAGGTGACGACGGCAACAGGTTCTTCTGTGGGATGGCTGGCGGCAAACTCAGCTTCGACAGCCGCGCGCAGTTCGGAAAGACTTGGCATTCATTCGCTCCTAGTGCCGTGCTCAATACGGGTCACGGGGTTTGGCAGTTATGTGAGATGGTGCTGTTCAATGACGGCAGGTATCACTCCTGCACTCTCGGTAAGAGCTTTGACCCTGGCTTCAAACACCCTGATGAGGTCTTTCATCGCCAGGTAGCGGCAGTGAAGTTGGAAGACCCCATTCGGGTCTTCCAATCTCGAGTCGGTAAGTTTGTGCTGGGCCCGGTCGACTTCTTCTCTGAGAAGCGCCATAACATCTTTCCAGCCTGGTTGATCGGTGACGGACAGAAGCCGGGTACCAAGTTCGTAGTTGCGGATACTCGACGCCTCTGCTTCCGACAGCCGGACTCCTCTGCGCTGGGCGATCTCTAGGGCCTTCATGATTTAGCCTCCGAATTGATTGCTGTTCAAAGTCGGGTTACCAGTCTGCTGTGACGCTGACAAAGCTCTCTGTAACACCTGGCGATTCATCTCCCGGTAGGCGCGCGTGTTATTTTCCGGAGTGATGATGGATTCTTCCCGTGCCTCCTTCTCCTCGGCGGCGCGATCCAACTCTGCCTTGGCGTTCTGCCGGATCAGGTCTCTTGTCGTATCGACCGAGCCCTGAGCATCGATCTTCTGGAGATCGGAGTCTGTCTTGCCAGCCTGTTTCTTCTGGTTGGCCATAACCTGCTGCACGCCAGGGTTCTGCATGGCGGCGCGCTGTTCATCTTCCTCGGTCATGTCGATGATCAGGGCTGACTTGTTCTTCCAACCCGAAACATCCATCCACATATTCACTAATTCATTGATGTCAACCTTCTTTCCCTGGGCCGTCAGCATCTGGTGCATCGGGTCAGTCAAGAGGGACGTGGCGAGTATGGGAAGCGACTGCGCCATGCGCTGGCGGGCGACCATCCGGGCGGCGGCCAGAATATCGAACTTCACCCTGGCGTTGAGGATGTCTTCGACATCACCTTCCCAGGCCTTGTCCATCTCTTCGGAAAGGATCTCTCTGATCTGCTGGGGATCCATAAGCTGTTTCGTCAACTCGAAGAACATGTTCAGAACCGGGATAAACACTTGGTCTGCCAGCCGGGCAACATAGGCTTCCAGACGCGAGCCGGAACCGCCGGCGAGCAGGTTCGCTCCAGTGGCCGTCCGTCCCAAGCTGGTACGTCCGGCAGCCGGAGTAGCGCCTTGGACCATCTGTTCGTTGGCGCCAGAGCTTGCTTCAGCGCGCGCTTCCGATGCCTGGATATTCTGGTAGGCTTCGGGAACCGCTTGGATGCGTTCCATCGGCTTGATCTTCGAGGGGTCCTGTACCTGCACGACCTTGCCCAGATACATTCGAATGTTCTGTGTCATCGCGTTCTCACCGGCTTCGGTGAGATACGGCAGGTTCAGATTGAAGGCCACTTCATCGATCAGGGAGTTGATCAGGCCACGCTGGACGTTCTGTTCGTCGCCCGCTGTGATGCCGATGCCCATCGAGTAGAAGCTGTTCGGAACTCTCCACCAGCCCACTGAGTAATAAGGGTGAACGCCAAGATCGTGCTCCTCGTTGCGGATCACGAGCTTGCGGTTCAGGACGGCCATGACTTTATTGCCGTCCCAGCGTTCGAGAATCTCGAATCGCGAATCATCGAAGCCTGGGTCGGTGGTAGTCTCGCGCCAGCGCGGGGCAGCCTGGTGATCGAAGTTGTTTCCCGTGGACTGCATGGAGTCCAACGAGGTGATCCCCGCTTCCTCTTCGCGTGGAAAGAGCAGAGCTTCCAGCTCTGCCTGCGATGGAATCTCATAGCCTTCCCAACCGCGCATTTCATTCAGGGTCTCAGCAGATACGTTGACCTGGCTGATCACATACTTGGCCTTGCGGATATCGGTCACGCGCAAGTCAGGATTCACAAACGTACGGTAAATGTCCTGGGACTCGAGCACTGGCCGGCCCACGGACTTGACGCTGACCACCTTGGTGAAGCTGTCCGACTCTTCCGTATGAAGAGTCGTGTCGCTGAGGCCTTTGACATCGGACGACAGCACGATCGGTTTGGCCGTGCGCTTGTATGAGATGACCTTGCGTTTGAATTCTTCGTAGTTCACTTTCCAGATGTTGGTGCCAAAAAGTATGCCATCGGCCGCGCCGTCTTCCAGTTCCTGACGAAATCCACAGTCTTCCATCTCGAAATGGAGGAGAGTGGAGACAGCCCGGGCATCTTCCTGGGAAGTTCCCGGGCGGGGCTCAAGGACAAACGCTGGGTCGTCCGCGTAAATTCCTTCCATGACCTTTGCCAGAAGTGACTGCACGATCTGGGCGACCGTGAAAACATTGATCGACGAGCGGGGAATGTCGGTGCCTTCCCAGTGATCCACCACACGGATCGGTTCGTAACACTCCTGGGATTCCTTCCAGCGGAGTGCCCACTGCTTAGAGGCCAGCCAGTTCACGGAACGCTCGAAGTCCTGAACCACGATCTTGAGTGCCGCGGTATCTTTTGGACTGCTGCCCAGTTTGATTTCGTCGCTGTTGACCAGCCCTGCGGCCGTCGAAGTCGCTACCAGTTGAGACATGTTGCCTTTCCGTTACCGGCCCATACCGTAGCCGAGAACACCGGCGCCGTAGGTTGGCTGAGGTTGACTTGGTGGGGGATCGTCGTCGCCGAAGATGGCGCGCTCAAAGGCCCGATCACGAACTTCTTTTCGAGTGGTGAGTGGAAGTGACTCGCCGGGAGCCAGCCCGGTATCCATCCTCAGCTCGCGGCATAACATGGCGATCGCATCGGAACAGTCATCGTGCGCGGGTCTCAGGTCGATCAGCTCACTCTTGAGCTGGTCGATGAATTCCAGGTGGGCGGCAAACCACAGTTTGTCCGCCTTCAGCAGAGCAGCCATGTCATCGATGCGAATGCGCTTGGCGCCGCTGAATCGTGGGACCTTGCTCCACTTGATTCGAATCTTGACACCGCACGTCGCCGCGATTCGCAGAATCGTTGGTTCCAGGAAGCGGGCACCGATCGCATCTTCGATGTGGGTGAACTCAGCTTCCGGGTAATCCTTCTGGAGGGCGACGATCTGCGCTGCTTGCTGATGTGCGTTCCAGTGTCCTCGGTGTCCATCGACAATGAACAGGCGTCCAGTCTTGTCTCTCCGGGCGGCGACTCCGACAACGAAGTCCGAGCTTCCATCCTCGGCCGGCTTGGCGCCGGCCAGATCCCAGTAGAGGTGTGTCGTCCCATTCGAGGGCTGAGGCAACTGGTTGAACGGAACGGTGTGCGAGTTGATCAGTGCTTCCGTGAACGGTCGCGCGACGGATATGATCGTGTCCGGATCATTCAGCATCTGGCACGAGAAGAGAGTCGGATTGGCGCGGTACTGTTTCAGCAGCGACCTGAACTTCAGCCGCTCCGGAAACAGGAGGTTGACCATGCGCTTGCTGATGATGGGGACATTATGTTCGTCCGGAACAGGAACGACGCCCGGCTTCAGAGCCCATGCACCAAGGATGCAGGTCCGCATGTCCTGAACGTAGGGATCGGAATCCTCTTCATCATCTTCGTGGGATTCTTTGGCCGCCAGCGCCGCGGCGTC